GAACAGGGTCCCGAAACCTAGAGGCTTACACAAGATAATATCTTATGAAATTCTTACTTCAGAGTCTGAGACTCAAAAAAGCAAGGATCCTCACTAGGACTGTTTCATGGCGTCCAGATCTAAAAGTCTGGAGCCACTGGATGGTTCCGGGTATAACCTGGATCCGTCTGGTGGTTGGTAAGGTCTCGCGCTCGAAAATCATACAACTTTCGATATTCGCGAAGTGGTGTGTTGCTATTGGCCGTTACCAGGGCCGTAAAGGCCTGGTTCTTGCCCTGAAGACCTGTAATGTATTGCTGGTTCAAGCATTACCTGGAGGGAAACTCCGTTTCGATCCTAGGCGGATCGGAAAGGTGGCTGTTTCCCGGTCACGTACTAACTTGCCGAGGGTCATTCCCGTGTTCGCACGGAAGATGATTCTTGACGGGGACATCGTGACAATCCAGCTGTGGCTCAGTTTCTTCGGAATATACCGCGTGATTCCATGTAAGGGACGCCCTAAGTTCAGTACGATCCTAGAACCTGGGAGAGAAATCTCTCAGGCTTTTCGGTCGGATTGGGCCTCTTGGGTTCGTAATACGTTCCTACCTCTGGTAGCCAATCACGTGGGGGACCCTATGGTAGATCTCCCCCTGGAGACTCTAGCTAGGCCCGAGCCATTCGTGATCTCTTCAGTAAGTGCGGACCGCTTCGAAGACCCGAGGGTAACCTCCATGGTCAACGGGCTGAAACTTGCTAAGCGTTCTGTCCCCAAACTGCTCTCTGGCACACCTACGTCATTTGCGCACAGGTTCTCCGCAGCAATGCGGTGGACACAAACTTGTCTTCCACACGCAGAGCGTTTCGACGTTCGCGAGGATGACGGGTTTACTGGTCTGAAGACTAATATTCTCCTAGATTACCTCCGGTTAATTCCGGGGGGGTATGGGACGACTAAGAGTTTTTGGACATTGCTGTTAAACACAGCGGGTTTCTACCCGCTGGCCCGTGCTCTCGTTCGAGGCAAACCCATTCTCGATCGAATCCCCTTGACACACCCGTGTCATAAGGAACTCGAAGGAGTAGAAGTTGCCCCTAACGCTCACGGATACGGCAACACTGTCTGCGGACGGTTAGCCCTCTTAACGGAAGCAGCTGGCAAGGTCAGAGTAGTGGCCTTAATGGATATCTGGTCACAGTGGGCCCTCCGCCCGTTACACGACTGGATCTTCGGTGTCTTGAAAGAGATACCACAAGATGGAACCTTTGATCAGCTTCGGCCGGTTAAAGCTCTGCTTAAGAAGGTCCAAAAGGGTACTACGATTTATTCGTATGACCTGTCGGCGGCAACGGATCGGATCCCAATTGTGATTCAGGAACTGTTATTGGCACAAGTATTCGGGCATGAGTACGCCAAGGCGTGGACTAACCTGTTGGTTGGTCGACCGTACGTGATACCTAAGCGCATCGCACGCGAGTGTGATGTTCCTAGGTTCCTTCGCTATGCGGTTGGTCAGCCCATGGGGGCATACTCGTCTTGGGGAATGCTTGCCCTTGTACATCATGCAATGGTGCAGTACAGCGCACATCGAGCGGGTATCGTGGGTTGGTTCGTCCTGTACGCGGTACTAGGTGATGACGTAGTCATTGCTGACGACCGTGTGGCCCGTAAGTACCGGGCATTATGCCGGGCACTCGGTGTCACCATAGGTATTGAGAAATCATTGGTCGCCACGGGGAAGACGTTGGAGTTCGCGAAACGTCTGTTCTACAATGGGACGGACATTAGTGGGCTTCCAATGAAATTCTGGGCGGCTGCTCAAGGGCAGTCGTCAGTGGCCTGTGCTCTATCTGCCTGGGTGACGCGGGGTAGCCTGAGTAATTTTGTCCGGGCTATGGGTGCTGGATTCAAGGTCGCTTCTGGGGCGTCAACGACAGCTTGGGCAGTAATGCCTTCGCGGGCGCGGGCGCTCTGCGTATCCTTGACGAACCCCCTAATTGGGGCTCGCTTTGCCTTTGACTCATGGCCCGAATGGCTATGGTCGCGGTCTGCTGATACTTCAAAAAGTGAAAACTTGGAGATGTTGACGCGGATTGCACCATTCTGCACGTCAGTGCAGAGCGTGCTAGGGGATCCGGCAATCGATTTCCTTGATAGTTTCCAAGAAGATTTATTCTTCACGGCAAAGATCGAGGATCCGGTTACTCGGCTAACTGATGCACGTGCAAACAAGGCTGTGGTTGAGGCAGAAGGCTCCATTAGGAAAGGTTTGGAAGCTTTACAGCATCTCCAAAGACTCAATATCCGTCTACAACTCCGACAGGTGTCGGCTGTAGTGTCGCAAGTATGGAGACTTGTAGACAAAGCGGGATTGGTCCCGTTGCCTTCTACAAGGGCGACGGTACGGACTGAGGTCGATCCAATGGATCTTAAGGTGACGTCAGTGTACAAACACTGGCTTAATCTGAGACTGTTGGCTAAACCAGGCGACCTAGTAGAGCGGGCACCCGTCGACTTCAACCGGCCACCAAAGGTGGTCCCTAAAAAGGACGAAACGGAAGATGACGACGATGATGCACCTGATTGCTCTCACCTGTTTTAAAGGTCCGAAAGGAACAAAACGGGAGCGATTGGGTGCGTTCAACCTACTAGATCTGGGACCTTAGTAGCGGGCCCGAAGGGCCACCCGGAAATGGAGCCTATTTGGCATCATAAAGAGCAGCCACGTTCAGTGACATCGATCGTGGTTTACGAGATCGACCAAAACTAACTCAAGAACCTACGGGTTTCTTGAGGAAATAGTTGAGTGCATCCTTAGCACCATGGCACCGGGAAACGGAGGAAGAGAGTATTCTTCCTTCGGGGGCCGGAACGCCAGCTTCCCTTCGTCTA